ACCGTACTGTAGCTACCGCTTATCAAGCAAATACTCTTGAAGATTATTTTGGACTTCCAACTAAAGTTACTGGTTATTCTCATAGTATCTTGCCGCTTCGTGCTTACGCTTTGATTTACAATGACTGGTTTAGGTCTGATTATCTGCAGGACCCCATTGGTATTGAGTTTGGTGACTACAATGAGGATAGCACCCATAATTATGACGACAAGTACGTCCTTATGCGCCGTGGCAAACGTTTTGACTACTATACGTCCTGTCTGCCATTTCCTCAGGCTGGTCCCGGCGTTGAGATTTCTTTGGCTGGTAATGCTCCTGTTTATGCTCCTGCTTCTGCTGGTTCTATGAACCCTGCAGTTGATGGTATTGTTATTGCAAATACTGCTGATATTTCTGGTGCTAAGCGTCTTGGTTATGCTCGTGGTATAGTTACTGATGGTTCTTTTATGATTGGTTACGATAATAATACTGCTCCTAGTCGTCCTATTGCTGAACAGTGGCAACTTTATGCTAGTTTAAACGAACTTGCTGCTGTTACTATTAATACTTTGCGTGAAGCTTTTGCAATGCAACATTTCCTTGAACGTCTTGCTGTTGGTGGTAATCGCTATACCGAAATTGTTTATTCTATGTTCGGTGTAAAATCTCCTGACGCTCGGCTTCAGCGTCCGGAATTTCTCGGTCACGGTCAGGCTCGTATTAATATAAATCCTGTTGAGCAGACTGCCCAATCTTCTGAAACTAGCCCGCAGGGTAATCTTGCTGCTTATGCTGTATTTAGAAATGAACATCATGCGTTTAGTTACTCTGCTACTGAACATATGATTATATTGGGTTTGTTATCTATTCGTGCTGACTTGACTTATCAACAGCCGTTGTGGAAGCAGTGGAGTTATAAGACCCGTGAAGAACTTTATTGGCCACAGTTTAGTCATTTAGGTGAGCAAGCTGTTTATACTCGTGAGATTGATTGTCGTGGTGCTGAAAGTGATTCTACTGTCTTTGGTTACCAAGAACGCTACGGCGAATGTCGTTACTATCCGTCCTTGATTACCGGCTTATTTAAGTCAAATACTAATAGTGGTTTAGATCGTTGGCATTTGTCGCAGGATTTTGGAACTGCCCCCGTTTTAAACGGTGACTTTATAGTTGATAATCCGCCCGTATCCCGTGTAGTAGCTGTTCCTACGGAGCCGCATTTCTATATTGATATTTATATGGATTTGCAGTGTATCCGTCCTATGCCTATTTATAGTACTCCCGGTCTAACAAGGATGTGATGATATGAGCTTTCTCGGAGATATTGCTGGCGACCTTGTCGGTGGTGCTCTTGGTCTTGTGGGTCAAGGTAATGCGAACTCTGCTAACGCCGCCGCCGCCGAAGCTGATAGAGATTTCCAACGTGAAGTATTACAAAACCGTCACCAGTGGGAAGCTGATGATTACGAAAAAGCAGGCTTTAATCGTATTCTTTCGGTTACTTCTTCTTCTGGTGGTACTGGTTCTAATGCTTCTATCGCTGCCCAAAATGCTCTCGACCCTCTTGCTCGTGGTATTTCTTCTGCTGTTCAGACTAGACTTAGAAGTAAGGAACTTGATGAACAAATAAATCAGATGCGTAGTCAGACTGCTAAAAATTATGCTGACGCAGATAAGGCAGACGCCGATTACGATCTTGCTAAGTCCCAGTCTAAGTATTATAAGACTTTAGAAGATTACCAAAATACGCAGTCTATGGTTGCTGAACTTATGCTTCCGTGGCAGATTGATCAGATGAAGCAGAATATTGTTAATTCTGCTAAAGTGTCTGATGCTCAGGTGGTTGAGCTTCTTGCTGGTGCTGGTGCGCATAGTGCCGTTGCCGAAGAAGCCCGTGAGCGTACTCGTGGCTATCGCCGTGATAATGATGCTTTGGCCAAGGTAGGTGATGTTGGTAAATTTTTTAACGACATTGGTGAATCTACCCTAGGAAAACGTACCACTTCTTATGTACGTGGATTCCTGAACGGCCTGCCCTCCTTTGATTGGAGTCCGCAGAAGGAGTTTGAAAAATATCGCAAACTTTATACTGGCCGCTAAATTGTCTTAAATTTGTCTACAATTTCTGTATCTTTTTGTGTTATACTTTTTAATAGAAACGAGGTGAAATGTATGTGTCAAAATCCTTTAACTGCTTGGAGAGTACCGCCCAAAACTAATACTTTTGGTTATGCTCCTCAGGTAACTTTCGGCAAAATTAAAGGTCAGCTCATTCATTCACCTCGTTCCATTACTTTTCGTCGTTCTGAAGGTATTACAGGCACGGAAATGAAAATCCCTTGTGGTAAGTGTCCTGAATGTCGTTCTGCCTTACGTCGCGATTGGTCTCATAGAATAATGCAGGAGGCTTCTTGTTTTGATAAAGTTTCTTTTCTTACTCTTACTTACAACGATGATAATTTACCCCGCAATGATTCTGGTCTTCCGACTTTGCGTAAAGAACATGTACAGTTATTTCTTAAACGTTTACGCAAAAATCTTGGTCTTAGAAATACTCTTATTCGGTTTTATTGTGTTGGTGAATACGGTTCTCGATATTCTCGCCCTCACTATCATTTAATTATTTTTGGAGAGAATTTTGATTATGATAGGAAAATTTTTCGCAAGAACGGACGTTTTTACGATTACATCTCTGATACTATTGCTCGTCTTTGGCCTTTCGGGTATCATACCGTTAATGACTATTCTTCTTCTACCGCTCGCTATATTTCTGGTTATGTTACTAAAAAGCTTGTTGATACTAAACTTCCCGATGGCGTTGTTCCAAGTTTTCATACTATGTCTTTGCGGCGTGGTATTGGTTACACTTGGTTTGAAAGAAATTGGCGCAATGTTTTTTCTCCTTCCTCTGTGCGCATGGTTATTAGTTCCGACCTTACTCATCATTATACTGCTCGTGTTCCTCTCACTTATTGGAATTGGTTGAAATCCATTGACGAAGTTCTTTATAAGGCTTGTAAGTTATATTGCTATCGTATGGCTTTATCTATTCCCGAACGGTCTTTACAAGAGTCTGTTCGTATTAATAGAGTTTTACAAAATCAAATTGAAAGAGAGGTGAGACCTTTTGAAACTGCCCGACCGCGTTCCTCTTGATATTACTATTTTCCCTTTTTGTGATATCAAATCTGCTCAGCTTTACCGTGAAAGTCGTTGTATGTCTGACCGTGATAGTACTATTATTTCTGCTTTTGGTTGTTATTTTTTGTGTTCTTGGGCTATAAGGTATTAGTATGAATTTTATATTTTTCTTATCTTTGCTTTTTCCTAGTTTGCAGTTTGAGCGTATTGATTCTTCTGAATATGTACGTGTATCTTTTGTCATTCTCAATTCTCGTGTTTTTTTAGATGTGCCTGAGACTTTAGCTCACGAACGTGTTGAGCTCAATGAGCATAATGTATCGTTAGTGCTGGATAGGCTTGTCGCCTGTCTTCGTGTGTGTGCTAGCCCAGGCATCGCCCCCCTTGTTAGGTTATTTTTTGGTAAGTAAAATTATTTTAAGGAGTTGATTTTTATGTCTAAAAGTTTGTTGTTTGGTGTTTATGATAAGGTTGCTCAGAAGTATATAGGATTGGAAGTTAGTGATAGCGAAGCCCTTTGTAAACGCTCTTTCTATAATCGTGTTCGTATGGCTCCTCAATCCCCTTTGGCTACCTATCCTAATGATTTTTCACTTATGCTTCTTGGAGAGCTTGACGATTCCACTGGTCGTGTAGATTCTTACGAAGTTCCTGTTACTGTATGTGCTAGTGCTATTCCTCCGGAAGTTTTCTCGGCCGCCGCTGAAGCTGTCGCAGAGGACGCCCGTAATCGTTCTAACTGATTATTGATTTTCCCCCTCTATTGCCTTATAATTGGCTTTAGAGGGATTTTTTTTTGAAAGGAGATGTTTTATATGAATAAGTGGTTTACTGCCCTCGTAACGGCTATTGCGGCCGCTGCAAGTTACCTTTTAGGTATCAATAACCCTCTGTAAAGAAAGGAGATTTTTAATCATGGCACAACGTAAAAAAGTTTCTCGCAAAGGCTCTCGCCGTTTGTTTACTGCTGTTGGTAATCGTACTCAATCTATTAATCTTCAACAGCCGCCACGTAGAGGAGGTTGGAGATTATGACCAATGTTTTATCTCGTTTTAGTCCCTCTTTTCGCTGTTTTACTTCTAATAATGGTCCTATTCTTACTGTTCAAGATGAACATATTGTAAACCAGTGTGATATTAACAAGCTTTGTGATAATTATATTCGCACTGGTGAATATTATCCCGGCTTACTTGCCAGAAAGCTTCGCCGTCCTGTTTTCGGCGAATTTGACCCTTCTAAGCAAAATCTCAGCAATGTACTTATGGCACAGAGACGTGCTTTAGAAAGCTTTGACTTGCTTTCTCCTGAGATTCGGGAGCGTTTTAATAATGATCCTTTGAAATTCTTTGAATTTGTTACGGATGTGAATAATCAAGATGAAATTATTAAAATGGGTCTCGCTGTTGATAACCGTCCTGCCGAGACTATTCAGAAAGTAGAGATTGTCAACCCTGAGCCTGCGAAAGGGTCGGAGTGAATTTTGTGAACGTAGCCTAGCTTCTCCTACTTGTTCATATATATGCTAGGTGACACCGCCCGCATGTAGCCTACGTTTTAAGCTTATGCGGGCATAAAGAAAGGATGTGTTTTTTTGAAGTCTAATATGATACATCGCTTCAGTAATGTTCCTGAAGCTAATATTCAACGTAGTCGTATTAATCGTAGTTTCAGCTATAAGACTACTTGCTCCGAAGGTTTTCTTATCCCTTTTTATAATGACATTATGTATCCTGGCGATACTTTTATTGGTCGTGCTACCATATTTGGTCGTATGGCAACACCAGTGTTCCCTATTATGGATAATCTTTTTGTAGATACCTTTTACTTTGGCGTTCCTTGGCGTCTTGTTTGGGATAAATTTCAGGAGTTCATGGGAGAAATTAATCGTTCCGGTGAAATTACTACTTATGAGATTCCACACCGTACTGTAGCTACCCGATATTTTACAACGATTGCGTGAGGTGAACACGCTTCTCGCCACTTA